AGATGTATATAGAACCGAACGTATCATTAAGACAGTCTAAGTATTGGAGCTGTCCTAACAATTCATTCCCAGGATTGGGAGTAGGGTTCGGAGTATGGAATAATGTATCAAATGCGGGTACGCAGGAAGGACAACTATCATTTGTTAATACAACTACAACTACTACATCATCAACTATATACGTATATAGCTTACGCATTACAGTTTATATTCAGTTTATGACTAAAAACTATTAGAGGAGGCGAATAGCCGACGTCAAACAATTAACGGGGATTGGAAATTGGGTTTAAATAGCTATAAACATTGGATCGGACTCCATAACTGAATTAACTTATTTTTATATGTAAACTATAACCGATCTAACTGATTGGCTAAGGCTGGCTTTTAAACGGCTGCCAACGGCTGCCTTTAAACGGCTGCCTTTAAACGGCTGCCTTGTAACGGCTGCCGTAACGGCTGGCTGCCCACTGAGGGGGACCCATTAGTATTACTGGGTCCCCCTCGGTGGCAAGGTGGCTGCCTGCTGGAGTTATATATAATAAGGCTGCCTGCTGGAGTTATATATAACATTATTAATTTTCCAAAGTACTGTATTCCAGAACTTGTTCTGGAATTAAAGTACTATATAAGGCTGCCTATTCTTCCATTTTAAATTAAAATGGAAGTGGAGATACTGATACCGAAGAAGATACAAAAGGCGATAAAGAAGCGATTCAGAATGTCAGGCAAGAGCTTCTTCTTGACGTATCCTCAGTGTAAGCTTACACGTGAGGAGGCACATGAGGCAATCCTTTCGCTGGGAACATACGACTATTTTATGTGTAGTCGAGAATACCATGAGGATGGTCATCCGCATTTACATATGCTTGTCGTGTATCCTAAGAAGAAGGATATATCGAACGAACGCTACTTTGATATACTTGGTTACCATGGTGATTACCGAACCGCTAGATCGAACGACAGTGTGAGAGAGTATATCATGAAGACTGATGATAAGCCGCTGGAATATGGAATATTCGATTCTAATGCACAGACTGCCGTGCAGAAACGTGCTATAGAGAACAAGCTACTCTTAGACAAGTCAATGGTTGAATTAGTAGACGAGGGCTTAATTCACCTCTCGCATTATAACCTTATCCGACATGCTAAAGAGGCATACAAGATTGACTCAATCAAAGTACCGGAGTATATGCCAAAGACGTGCTTATGGATTATGGGGGATTCCGGCATTGGCAAATCGAGGTACGTAAGAGATAACTATACTGGGTTATTCTTCGAGAAATCCCAAAACAAGTGGTGGGATGGCTATCTAGGTCAAGAGGTGGTACTCATCGATGATCTAGATTTAGATGGAATACACATGGGGCATAACTTGAAAATCTGGGCTGATTGCTACTCATTTACAGCCGAGATTAAGGGTGGATCTGTAAGGCCTTACATCCACACGTTCATCGTGACATCACAGTACACGATAGATAGGATCTTCTGTGAGAAGGATGGGCACTTGAACAACTATGAATTAGGACAAGCCTTGTATCGCAGGTTTAAGGTGGTAACTGTAAAGGATGGCAAATTAATTCCAGCATAATCCATATCTTAAAACAACTACTATAAAGCTATTCTATTTAATCTATTTCAATTTAAATGAATAAGGTTGGAAAGTACAAAGGGACTGTTAGAAAGGGGATGAAGAGATTCACATCGAGGAAGCGTAGGGTAGTCAGATATATCCCGAGAGATGGCACAAACATAAAAGCAGAAGCTTATTATCTAATAAGGTTTAACACTGGTACTGACGACGCAGTCGAAGATGCAACTGGATTTCCATACATAAATATAGCAACAGTGTTAGCTAATGCATTTTCATTTACTACTATGGCACCTGATTGGCAGAAATATAAGATAAGTGGCATATCAGTACACGCATCAGATGTAAATACATCGGATAATACCGTATTTACTAAGGGTGCTCCATGTATAGCACTCGCATTCTATCCTAATTCAACAAGCGTAGCGCTAGGTACAGTTCCTGCATATAACGATCATAAGATGTATATAGAACCGAACGTATCATTAAGACAGTCTAAGTATTGGAGCTGTCCTAACAATTCATTCCCAGGATTGGGAGTAGGGTTCGGAGTATGGAATAATGTATCAAATGCGGGTAC